GATAACAATACATCACTAGGTGTATTAGTAAGTGTAGAAAGACTAATGGAAGGTATAAGAAAAGTACAATGAAGGAAGATAAAACCTGGAGTTTAACCAAAGAATATGAATTAAATAAAAATAATTTCATATTTACTAATAAATTCCCATTAAAACGCATTTTATCTGATTTGTCTAAAGAAAATGACAAGTTAGGGGAAAAAAGTCTACGAAAATAGCCCTAGAAGGCTTTAAAAAAAATTTAACGACCAAACATTCGATTAATTATTGTTGATGCGATATAGAGCGTATTTAATGCGAAAAGTGGGCTCTATTGTGATTCTAATTCAGAATCGCCCTGTAAATTAGCTTGCATTTCTTCTTGTAGTCTTTTTTCGATTTCATTACGATTTTTTCCAACTTCTTGGCCGATTCTATGCAATGGTATACCTGTTAAGAAGTCAAATGACATAGAAGGTGATTTATAACTTCTATATGCATCACGCATTAACCTACCACCTGGTACCCATGTTGCTGCTTGATATTTTACAAAATTATCCCATTCACCATTTAACAATGAACTTACAGGAGCTAATACAAATCTACTAATAGGTGGAGTAACTACTTGCAAAGGTGCTAATGAAGTATGTGGCCATGCACTAAAGAATGCACGCTTTCTATCTTCTTTATCACCAAATAACCATTGTGCAGTATCCTGCATCCAAGACATTGGTGGTGATAATGCATATTCAAACATAGTACCTACAAATATACTTGCCATTGCCATAGACATTAAATCAGCAGTTAATTGTCTATTAAATCGTTGCTGTGCATCTGTGTTCATCATCCATTTAGTATAAGAAGCTTGTTTATATAAATTACGTCTTCTCTTGATGCTGTTCCAAGCATAAGGATGGAAACGTGTCATAACTCTACCTAATGAAGTATTAGAATAATTACTTCTAAAAGCAGAGTGGTAAATATACTGAGATGCTTCAATACCTTTACGAGCCATTTCCATTAGATATGGACTATCCCAACTCATCTTACCTTGGTCTATTAAAGGCTGCACTGTTTGTCTTGCATTTATATAATGTGCGATAGCAGCAGTTCTACGTAACATTCTTTCAGAATACTGCATAGGCTTAGCACCTATCTGTACAATACTTTCCCCCACATTATAACGTTTCTGTAATTCGTTAATTGATGCTTTTAATTCTTTCTCTGATTCTACTGGATTTTCTGAAAACTCTGGATTTTCACGTTCCCATTTACCAAATCTTTTTGCTAACGCTTCTGCAAAACGTCTAGGTTGTCCTTGTTGTAATGTACTAGTCAATCCTACTTCTTCAAGGTACATACCTTCTAGCAAACCTCTCTGTACAAAAATACGTTCTACATCTTTCATATTACGTACTTTTTCTAATTTTACTTGTCTTGTAATAGGGTCAATTACTTCATATTGTGCATTACCAAATATTTCTAATACATAATCTTCACTTGTAGCTTTTCTAAATATATCTCCACCTACGTCTGCATAAATGTTTGTACCACCACCAAAATAGTTTGCAAGCATTGTTTTAGGGTGAAACAGCAATGACATCAATTCATATCTACCTTCAAACGTACTAAATGCATTTAATTTTTGTGCAGTTGCCATACGTCTTTGTGCTTCATTCATTACTACTTCTTGACCTGTGACAGGGTCTGTTTTTTTACCTAAGTCTTTGAAAAATGCAAACTCTCCTTCTTTCATACCCATAGCTTCACCAAAACGCTCTTCAACACTTCTAATAAAGTTTACTGCTGCTTCATCACTAAATACATGGAATGCAGTACCATATCGTTTAATCTTATTAATATTCTCTTCTTTTGCTAATAACTTAGCTTCTCTCATATTAGCTTTCTTTAACGCTTGAGTTAACTCTGGTCCTTCTAATCCACTTCTAAATACATCATTTACATTAACAGCAATATTATCATTTACTTTACGTAAGAATTCTTTTTCTATATATGATAATTTTCTACCACGATTTTTTGTTAATGTACTTTCATTTAAATCAGCCTTAATATATTCTTGCAATAAATCGTATTCACTTTTTCTAAATCCATCTATATTTAAATCAACAAAACTATCTATACCTAACTTTGTATTTAAACTTCTTCTCATGTAAGAACCCCATGTTTCTGTGTGCTCTATGTCATTCAAAGCATTTTTTCTAATAAATCTATCAATGTACATCGTACCTCTAATGCTGCTAAAAGTATCAGTATATGCTTTAATAAACTGACTAGTATATTGGTCTAATGCTTTTCCTGTTTTTTCATACCCTAGCAAAACATGCTCACTTCTATTCTTAAAAGAACTATTTGTAAAAGCAGCAGGGAATGTTTTATTGTTAAACATAACTAAACGCTCACTCATAGCAGTGTCACTATATGCTTGTACAGATTGCATATGTGTTTTTTCTTTAACAAACTCTTCTAATGATTTCTTTTCAAACTCAGCTAAATTTCTTTTATCTCCTGGTGTCATTAGCCATTGTGCTTTAGTATCAGGCATAAACGCTTTAAATCCACGTTCTTTAATATCTTTAATATGTTCTGCTGCTAAAAACTGTACATGGTTTTCAGTGTTAATATAGTTGTTTCTAAAGTTACTATTACCTAAATGCGGCCAATAATTACTTACTTCACCCTTACTGTTAACAATTTTATTAATAGGTTTAAAAGGATTTTCTCTATTGTATTTATTTAATAACGCTTTAGCTACATTAGGTATTTCTTTTTTATCTTCAATTCTTTTTTGTATATCAATACCTAACTCTTTATTTACTTTTTCTCTTATTGCATATTGATGTAATATATAATTCAATTCGTTGAAGCCAATCATATTAGCAGCAGTACTATCAATAGTGTTAGACTTGTCTAGTACATTTCTAACACGTTTTAACACTTTACCATCACTCAAAAATCCTGAATCATGTGCAAGATTATCCATAACACTTTTCTTTAATTTCCAAACTTTACCAATCTGCTCCATCCCTCTTTCATTAAATTCTTTAAACCATTCTAAATATAAATCGTTAGCCTTGTTTAGTTCTGTAATATATTCACGAACTGTTACTGTTTTTAAATTACCAGGTTTTTCTGTATCTTTAATAATTAGCTTGTTGCCAGTTTCTATTTCTATTTCCTTCAATTCTTTTTCTGCTCTTTCAAATGCTCTATCAAAAGAATCTCTACTAAACTTATCATAGTTAACGTTTGTATCAGGATATCCTTTTTCTCTGTATTCAGTAGCAATAGTATCTAATTCTAAATCAAATTTTATAACATTTCTATCTCCAGAGTTTTTAAAATCATATATAGCAGCTCTTCTATTTTTGTTGAAATCTTGTATACCAGCAGCAAGACGTTTACCATGGTCAATAACATCTACATTTAACTCTATAGTATTTGTAGGTGTAATAACACTTTTTAAATTTGTTTTACCAGTAACTCTATCGTAAATAGGTATATTGTCTTTTTGGTAAGATAACATTTCTCTTTTTTGTAGTTGATATAAACCTACACTGTTATAAAACCAATAATGAACCATAGAATTAAATGGTGATTTCTTTCTAGCTTTTTCTACTGCTACTCTATCACTAGCATCTACACCTTGTAAACGCTCAAATATTTTAATCTTGCTAGTTAATCTACTATCTGTATCTGTGTATATATCTTTTACCATTCTAGTAAATGCTTCAAACTCTCTAGCAGTCATTTGACCCATTTCTACACCTAGTCTAGCTTTACCTTCTACACCAATAGCACTAAAAAACTCAGCTACATTACCTTCCAGGTCAATTAATAATTTAGGATTCTTATCAATTAACTGTTCCCAAGTCTTTAACAAATCTCTTTGGAACGGTGTAATCAATGCTACATCGCCTTTCTTAAATGGGCTCTTTTTAAAGTCTATAATATCTACAAAATCTTGTGGGTTTTGCATAAAGTCTGCTTGTTCTTTTGGTGACTTATTAGATAGCTTAGATAATATACTTCTTTCTGCTAATTCTTTAAATGCTACTTGCGATTCAGTATCTCTTAAAGTTCTAAGCATATCTTCTAATTCTGTTTTTTCAAACAAGATAGATTGCTGATTAGGGTCTTTCTTTTCTGATGATTTAACTATTTTACCAGCTAAAGTAGCAGTAACTAATTCAGTTACTTCGCTTGTTTTTCTAGTATCTCTTTTAGGTTCTGGTGGTTCAATAGCATTTTTTAGTTGTGTAGTACGTTGTGGTTTAGGTATTTCTATTTTAACTTGTACAGCATCTTGATTTACTGTTGTACCAGCATCAAATATATCACGTATTTCTTGCATTAACTCTCTCTTATGTTGCAAAGGTATTGATTCTGCTCTAAACAACCCTTGATTATAAAAACCTTGATTGGTTGCATACATATTAAAAACGTTTATACTTTTCATTCCAAAATCAACATCTGCTTCAAATTGTTTTTGAATTTCTATTTGTCTGTCTCTAGCATACTTTTGCAAGTTTAAAACATTTTTCATTTTGTTAAATCTTAATTGCGATTCTAACATATCTAAGTCTTTTAATTTTTTATCCCATTCTTTTTGAGTGTAATTTTCTGGTCTTTGAGTTTTTATAAATTCTTCTTTAACAGATTTTAAATATTCATTTCTATCACGCATTTCAGGTCTAGGTAATATATCAGACATTAAAGTTTTACTTAATACGTTACTTAGTAATTCTTGTTGCTCTGGTTTTAATTTAGTTTCTCCTAAATATTCTAAAGCATTTTTTCTATAGGTTGATATAACTTGGTCTCTGTCCATGCGTTGTATTAAACCTCTACTAGCTAAATGTTCATTTAGTTTTAAATCATAACTAAACGTCAACATTTCATTTATTTTTGCATCTAATAATTTTGGTTCAATACCGCTATTAAACATTTGTGTTCTTAGTTCATTATATCTAACTGCTAAATTATTTAAAGCACTAACACTAACTAACTGCTGTAAAATATGACCTTCTTGATTTTCTAATTTAACCTGCATACCAAATCTATCTTTGGTTATTACTTCAGAAGCCATTTTATCCCAAAGCTGTTTCAATTCTTTTACAGACATTTCAGCTATGTTTTTATCTGCACCAGCTATTTTATCTAGGTATAATTCATTAACTAATAAATCAGTAGACAATAAGCCTTCTTTTTTCAAGTGATTATAAAAATGTGTTTTTCTAACCTTAGCATGTGCTTTACCAAGGTTTGCAATTAAAGTTTTATATTGACTTGGAGGTATTACTCTAATATCTACCGATATACCATCAAAGCCATATCCTGTAGCTTCAAATGGCTCTGCTATTATTTTAGCAACATCTAATAAATGATTATTCCAAACTTCACTACCCTCAATATTTCTTGTATATTGTTCATGAAATTTACCAGCTATTTGACCTAATTCATTGTACATAACTTTATCAGTAAATCTACCAGTCCCTTTTGTTAAAGCTGAGTTAAAATCGTACATAGTTGCAAGCTTAGTGCTTAAATCTCTGCTTATACTAGTACCTAAAGCAGGCGTATCTTTTAATAATTTTGTAAGTTGTGGTAAAGTATAAGATTCTATATCTATTATTTCTTCACGATTTTCTAATTCTCTTTCAATAGGGTTTTCTTTTTTTACAGTAAATTCTTTTGTTTTTGGATTATACGCTTCAATAGTCATGCTGCTAAATACAAAATAGCCAGTCATTGGACTACCATCCTTTATTGCTTCAAAATACTCTTCAAATCTTTCTCTGCTAGCACCAGAATGAATTTTATAACGATTTTTCATTTTTTCTAATAAATCTACTCTACGTTGTTCTAAAGCAGGGTCTTTTTGTTTTGGTCCTAATATAAAATCACCATCTTGTCTTGCTCTTACGTATTCTTCAAATGTCAATGTTCTGTCTGTAGGCATATAAGTTTTTATAAATTGCTCTTTGTTTTGTCTAAAACTAATAATTTTATTTATACCATTAACCTGACCAGTAACAGTAGGTGTTAATAATTGGCTTGCTACAATCTGATTAAAATCTTTTGCCAGTCCACTTCTTGTTTTTAACGATACATTATCTTCAATACCTCTTTTAAAACCATACCAATCTATCAAACCAGAAAAAGGACCCTCTTGGTAACTTGGCCATTCAACTTTTGCATTTGTAGATATATCGTATAATTCAAAATGTTTATTTAGCATATTATCGATTTTAAATTGTACAGCAGGATTAACAGAATTTTTACTACCATCTAAATCTAAATTTAAAGATATGTCAGATTCGTATTTATCAAAAAAGTCTAAATGCTCTTTCAACGTTTTTAATGTTAACTTCTTTTTAGTACCAGGTTCTATAACATTTGCATCTTTCAATCTAATAACAATATCATTAGTAGCGTTAATAGGAAACTGTCCATTAGCATCTTTAATAAAAGTAAACAAGTCATTTACGTGTTTATTAAAGTTGGTGCTCATCCCAATATTTTTTGCTGCTGTATAGTTCTGTGCACCCTGTCTTAATATTTTACCAGAATTAGTCATATCACCAACATTGCCTACATCTAAATTTCTTTGATATCCCCATTCTGGAAAAGCATTCACATCTGTTTTATCAACAGGTTTTACATTAGGGTCTACTTTCTTTGGTTTAAATGCAGATGCAAAAGCTTTATCTAATCCGTGATACACAGCAACAGCATCACCGTCAGTATCAGCACCACCTAAACGCTCCATATTACGTGGAGTAACATGAACACCCTTACCAGGTTGTCCACTAAAACCAGCAAATGTTAAATTCAATACACCTTCTCTGTTACCAACAGGGCTACGATTCATAACAAAATTATCCATAACCGCTTCTAATAAATTTCTTACATTAGCATCTTTCGTATTATTATACTCGTTTAATAGTTTTTCTAGCTCTACTTCTTTTTTACCAAATACTGAACGTAACTTACCAAACACTTTTAATTTATCTGTTTTATGGCCATCATTTAGCATAAATGTTTCATTAGATAAACCTGCTTTTCTTAGTCGTTTCCATAAAGCAGCATCTTGACTTTGTAATCTAGGATATGAAAAACCACTTGGCACTCTTAAATTAGTTAATCTGTTTCTTGCATAATTAGTAATAGATTGTTCTATATAACGTTTATTTCCATGCATAATCAATGCTAATGCTTCATAATTAACAGTATTTAACAGCTCATTAATACTATCTAAAGCTTTCATATCGCTATGTATTTCACTATTACCACGCTCACCAAGATTCATGTATTCTTTTTCACCATATATAGACTTTAAAATACCTCTACCTAGTTTGCTATCTACGTGATTATTTAATACGTTAATAACTTCATATAAATCTAAATCATTAATTCTTACTTTTTTACCATCTATTGTATTAAAATCGTATCCATTTTTCTTTATAGCATCTCTATATTTTTTCATATAGCTTTTACTACCTGATATACTATCAGCAATCATCTTTCTATGTGCTGCTATAAATTCAGGAGAAGAAAATGCATTTCTCATATCTGCTGCTCCAAAATGCATTTGTATTGCATCTCTGTTAGGAACTTCTACTTCTGATGTAATAATTCTTATATGCTCAGGTTCTATTTCAATTACTTCTGGCTTTACTTTTTCTGTAAACTTACCAGTTTTTTCATTATATACTAATTCACCAATTTTATGCCTAGAGTTTGTTTTAGCAGATGATGCATATACAATGCCATCATAACCCATATCTAATGCATATTGTTCTAATTCTTTACTTGCATGACGCTCTGCTTGCTTAAATATTGTAAGACCTCTATCGTTTGCAAAATCAGCAGGTTTTTGTATAATAGCTTTTACATAATTTTCATCGTTCTTTTTACCTCTAGCTTTTTGTAAAGCATTTCTCCATCCACCAATCCAATGCATAGCACCATCAGTAGTCATTTCACCTTTGCTGCTAAAATTATCTTTAACAACAATTAATTTTAACTTTCTACCTTGCAAATAATCATCTACTAATTCTCTATCAACTGTACGACCACCATGAAATGTTTTACTATACTTAACAAAATCAATTAAATTTTTATACAACATATTAGAGTTTAATTGTTCAACTTTACCAGTTTTTGGATTTCTCTTATAATATCCGTGATGTTTTGTATAAGCATCTGTCCATTCTTTAAGAGTTACTTTAGAAAGGTCTCTAGGTAACATACCAGCATCTTGTAGTAAGTATGTTATACGTGATATTTTTTCATTATAATATAATTCAGGATTTTTATGATACGGACTTTCATACTCACCTATTTTTTCTTTAATTCCTTCTATCAATTTTAATTTGTCTGTACGAACTAATTTTCCTTGTGCATTTTTTTTCGTTTCCATAAGAGATGTGCTAGCAAAAATATGCTCTTTATTTTTACCAGGACCACCATATAGTTGTCCTCCACCATCATTTATAAATCTATCCAACAACTGACGTTGAAAGGGTAGTTCTACAATAGGTCTAGCAACTAACGAATGATTGCTAGAGTGTTGATAATATATAAACTTACCATATTGTTCTTGTAAATGTGCACTAATTTGTTCTAATTGTGCTTGACCTACTGTTGTTCTATTCATTCTAGAAGGTCTATTTGTACCATATTCTCCTGTAATATGTAATATAGTTTCAAAACCACTATCCTTATTTAATCTATTGTGAAATGTACCAGTACTAGTTATATCTAAACTTTCTCCATTCTCTCCAAACTTAGGAGTTTCTTTAACTTCATTAGCATAATCTCTAATTGTTACTTTTATTGGCTTATTAGTTTTAGAACTTGTAGCCACAACTTCTGTTTCAGTAGTAAAGTTTATAAACATTCTTGTATCTTGTTTAGTCAAACCAGATGCATTAAAGTATATTTCTTGTAATTGTTCAGGAGTAAATTTGTTTTTATAGAATGTGTTAGCAAAAGCGTCAAACTCAGATTTATTGTTTGCTGTTTGAGCTATTCTTTTTAATTGATATGTTTGGTCTAATGTTTTCCAATCAGTACCTTCACGCTCATTTAACTTAGCTACAATGTCATATACTGGGTCATTACCAGGTACAACAACTTCTGCTTCTATATCTATTTCTCTATCAAACTCCAATCCCATTTGATTAGGGTCTTTAGCAATCTTTTGAGCAGCAGTGTATGTATCTGCTGGTATATCATTTGTTTTAATACTTTGGATTCTAGCAGCAGTACCTACTTTTTTATTCATAGATAATGCATCAAAAACAGCATCTTGTGTTACTGCTTCTACACTAACACCTGAAGCATCAGTCGTTTCACCAAGTTTTTCTGAATCTTTGAGAACTTTTTCTAAATGTTTTTTAAGGTCTTTAGATAATGTTTCTAATTCTTTTTTGCTTAATGAACCTATTTCTTTACCAGCTAACTCTGAAGATACTTCTTTTGGTATTACATAATCAGGTCTATATAAGTTTTCAGTAATGTACTCTCCTTTATTTAAAGTATGAATCCTACCTTCTTGATTTATAATACGTACATTACCATTTTTAAATATTTTATGTACACCTACAGTTTCTATTCTACCACTTGTAGTATATATATCTATAGTTTGACCTACTTCTAATGTAGTCATATCTATATTATCTTTTATTTCTGCACTTGCTACTGTATCTGCTAATTCTTTTTCGTAACGTTGTTGCATTTTTTCTGCAGCTTCTTTGTTGGCTTCTGCTAAGAATTTATTACGATTACGACCTTCTAAAATTTGTTTTCGTTCTGCTTCAGGCATTTTTTCTAGTTTTTCTCTAGATATTTCAATAACTAAATTAGAAAATTCACTATTATCTTGAAGTGTAGTATCTCTCAAGTTTTGATATATTTCAGCTTCTCTTTGTTCTGCATAACGTTTAGCAGCAGGACTAAAATCTTTATACGCATCCATATCTCTAGCCCTACCAATAACAACATTTTCCTTAACTAAATCTCCACCTTTTAATTCTTTAATTACAGGTTTCCATATTTTATGACCTTCTGCTTGAAATGCTTTATTTACTTCTACTTCATATCTTGGTCTACCTGATGCTCCAAAGAAAAACCCTAATAAATATTCGTATACTTGGTCCGATGTAGGAGCTTCATTTACTGTCATAGGTACACCAGTAAACGCACTACCAGCAATACCTCTAGTTACCATATTAGTAAGTTCTACTTGCCCTGGAGTTAAGCCACGACCTTGTTTAATGGCTTCTGTAAGCTTAACAGCTGCTTGACCTACCATACCATAACCCTTAGCTTGTATAGCAGAACTACCAGAAGCAAACATATCACCAATCTTTAAATAATTAGCAATACCACCAAACGCTGCACCTGCATACGCTCCATGTAATGTTGCTTCTCTAACTGCTTCCCAATCACCTGATACTGCTGCTTTACGTGAAGATACAGCCATAGCAGCACCAAGATGTGCTCCCTGCTTAACCATATCTAACATACCATCAGGCATATTTTTAGCTATAAAACTATTTCTTATAAAATCAGATTTACCTATAGCTGCTTCTGCATTGTCTACAAAAAAATCAGCTACACGCATAGGAACAGAACGTAACTGAAACTTTGTTATTTCTTCTTTACCTACTTTTTCAGTTACTTCTTTTGTTAATGCTGGTATGTATTTAGCACCTATATTACCTAAACCTTCTTCTACTGTACGTGCAGCATTAGCTCTTACCAAATTAATACCTTTTAATGCACCACGTTTTGCTAATGGTGCTGTACCAAAAGATAATACACCAGCAATAATATCAGGAGCAAACCCAATCAAATGACCCATTTTGTTTAATATAGCTTCTGTTTCTGTTTTAGGGTCATCAGCATAACCAAAGGTTGTAAAACCTTCAATAACACCTGATACTAGTTGATTAACTGCTGATACAATAGCATTCTCGTCATCTTCAAGATTACGTTTAAAATCAACATCGAAACGTTTTGCTACCTTTTCTAGTTCATCTACTTGATTTACATCAAATGTATCAGAATTAGTTTCGTAAAGTTGTAACGATTGCTGTGCGTATTGTTGGTCGCTTATTAAGCCCTTTTCATTAAGGGATTTCAAGTAATTAAATCTATTATTCATTCTTTATTGATTTAAAAAAGTTGATGCATCGTTAACAATATTCATGTATTGATTGTACAAATTCTGTTGTTGCTCTGTACCTTTCTTTAGCATTTGTTCTTGAACATAAGGTTCAGATAAATCTGCTTTTAACTCCATTACTAGAGCCATTAAAGAAGTTTTCATAGGACCTTCGTTACTAAGCTTTTTATTTGACAATTTTTGAAGTTTACTTTTGTCACCCATAATTTTTTGTATTTGAGGTGCAGCTGTATTTAAAATATTTTCTGGTTTAAATTTCTTACCCAAACCTAAAAAACGTAATTGTTGACCTGGTTTTAAATCTCTTAAACCCATTAAACCTGCTTTGTCTTCAAATCGTGGTAACTCAGCTATAGCAAGAGCTGATTGCTCTTGTAGCTCAGGGTCCATTAATGCTTTTAATTGCTCTTCTTCTTGAATATCTCCCACCATTTCCATTTTAGCTGATTCAAAACCTAGCATTTGTGCGTATTTTTGTTCTGCTAATGCAGCTTGCATTCTTAATCTACCCATCTGACTTTCAGCATCTAATAAAGCTTCTTTATTAACTTCTGCTTGTATTTTTAATCGTTCTCTATAAGCTTCCATCCCTTGTGGTTCACCTATTGTTGCTAAAGAATTGCGTAACAATGCAAATGCTTTAACTCTTTCTGCAAATAAATCTGCCATATCTACTCCTATACGTATTTTAATGTGTTAACATCGCCTATGCTTACTTCTGTTGAAGGTATACCTTGTTTTGCATAGTCTGCTCTAATTCTATCAATATTAATTTGTTGTCTATTTAATTCACTTGCTAATTGATTTTGTGTAGACAATAAACGATTTGACGTCCCAATATTGACACCTTGTAATCTACTACCTAACAATCCACCCATAGCTTCTCTTCTTACATCAGCACCACCATATGCTAATCCTGTCTGTCCGCCTTGTTGTAATTGCATAGCAGCATTTTCATAAATTTGTTGCCCAGCAACATTGCCTTGAGCTCTGAATAAATTTGCTGTACGTTCGTATTCAGCCATAATACCAGGAATATCTTCTTGTATTACCCCTATACGTTGACCCATTTCTTCTCTTAATCTTTTTCTACGTGCTTCTTCTGCTTTTCTTGCACTAAAATAACTAAATCCACCAATTACAACAGCCGCTGCAGCTGTATAAGGATTAGCATTTGCAAACTCTCCTACTGCTTTCCAATTAGCCATTACGCTCTCCCTTTGTTTTTATCTTCATACAATCCAAATCCAGCCATTGTTTGCTTCATACCACGGCCTAATCCAACTTGATAAGACAATACTTCATTTAATTGTTCTAATTCTGTTGATTGATTCATAGCTTGAGGTTCTGAATAAACATTGCCAAATATTTCTTCTGCTCGTTTTTTTGTAGCAGCATCTGGTGCTGTATGATGTAATTTGTAATAAGCATCCATAGAGCCTTGTTTATCTCCTTGCATTACTTTTTTCATATATTGGTCACTCCCCTTTTTTTCTAATAAATCTCCCATAAATAATAACTGCTGTTGTTCAGGAGTTAATTTGCTTGCATCTTTGTGTTTTCTTAAATCAGTACCCCAGTCTTGTTTACCAATTCTACGTTCTAATCTATTTAATGCTGGAACTACAGAACCTTCAACAAATTGAAATCCACCTTTAGCAGTACTAACTTTATTAGCTGCTTGATAATCTCCACTACTTTCCATTTCTAATACTGTAGGCATAAATACATTTAATAAATTGTACTCTGCTGTTTCTCTGTCTTCTATACCCATTCTATTTAAATGGTGGTCTAGCAATTTTTTCATTTTTTCGTTCATATTAATTTCTCCCTTAATTCACCAGTAACAGGGTCTTCTTCATAAAAAGTATTTCTGAAATAATCTCTTGCACCACCAAGAATATTACCTAGGTTAATTTTACCACTAGTAAATGCAGGAGCTGCTGATATTTGACCACTATTAATAGCATTAGCTGCATTAGCTATCCCCATTATACTAACTTGTAATTGTTCTTCACTTCTTGCTGCATCTTTTCTGCCAAAAAAATCTGCAACTTTTCTACTTTGGTCTGGAAATTTACCTGTTGGTGTTTTTAAACTCATATCCACTTCACCAAAAGTTCCAAATGGTTGCAGAGAAACAACGGGTTTATATTGACCAGTAACAGCATCCATTTCATAATCAACATTCTCCATATAAGCACTACCTAATTGCTGTTTTGCCATTTCTCTTTGAAAATTACCTGTAGACATTGAAGACTTTAAAACAGAATCTGCTTCAGGACCAACTGTACCTTGACCTCTAATACCTTCCATAAAATCGTCAAACTTTGGTTTTATTTGCATTGCTGTTTTATAAGTTTCTGATATCTCTGTACCAAGTTTCATTGCTTGTGTAAAAGGGTCATTAAATGCTGCTTCTTGCTGCAAAGCTCCTTCTAATAAAGAAGACATTCCACTTCTTACTACTTCTACATCACCTTCACGTACTGCCATTATGCTTTCTCCATTTCTGTTTTATACCATTGTTCATCTACTTTATGATACAAAAACACTTTTCCTTCCTCTTTAACAATTTTTCTACTACCTTGTGCACCCATACCATTTGATGGTTTTTCAGTAGTAACTTGTACAGCTGGCTCCATTTGTTGCTGTACTTCGTTTTTAATATCGTCTAATTCTTTTCTAATATCTGACACTTCATCTATCATTTTACACTCTTTTCTCTAAAAATAATTTGTATATCGTTTACCTCAAAATCAGTAGCTACATTAGACCCAGAAAAACGTAATCCAAACCCTTTGATTCGGTCAAACCTTTTTTTATCGACAAACTCTGTCTTGGCTTTACGAATTGGTATATGTAGGGTTTTAAATGCTGTTTCAGAATTACCATCTAATGCAGCTAAAAGCTCTTCTTCTCCATCATTTCTAAATCCATATAACTCAACGCCATCACCATTTTTATAGCTCAAATACACGCTTATAATCTTTTTATCGACACTTGGCTTACCAAAAGTGTATTCCTTCGTTTTAAAGGCCATTTCGTTGATTTGAGAGCTATCTAGTTGACTTGGTGCTATGTTATATTTACGTAATTCAACATTTGTGCTATCATATTTCTCAAGAAATACTAATTCACCAGCATTTGTAGTTACAATATTAGTAATATCGTTTGTAGCAGCACCTTTACTTCTAAAGTATAATGCTGTTGCTTTCATATCAAATGCTAGTATTTTTTGATTTTTATTAATAATTACAATGGTTTTTTCTTCTGGGTCAAACCCTATAACATTATTTACATCATAATAATTATCCCAAACAACACGTTGTTGTCCATTTTTATCTAATAATAAATCTCTAATTTGTTTACCGTCGTACAAATAAAATCCAAATTTATTAAACCAAGCAATAAATCCTTCACCTCTTAATACATGATAATCTTTTTCGCAACCTTTGTACTCTAATGTTGCTTCTAAAAATTCTATATCTCTTGCAATATTTATAATATATAAGTGATTACGTTTAAACTCTAATAACTTACTACCTAGTGATTCTAATGCTATAATATCATCTCCGTCATTTATTTCTACATCTATTCTATTTTCAAAAGTAAATGTATCAAATGCATTTAAGTTTGATTTAAATATTGTATCATTAGCACGTTTTAAATCTTTTGTAATAGGGTCAGTATAGCTAACATTACCAATGTATAATCTACGATTAGCAATAGTGCTTGTTTTATATCCAGTACCATAAGCACCCATAATGTATGTTTCTACATCTATATAAGGCTCTGCTGATACATTTTCTGGTTTATCTTTTAAATCTATATTACCCAATACAATATGTGCATCAGAAGTAGTTCCTGCTGCTTCATATAATAATGATTGACTTGTTTGCGGATAAACATAAATAGATTTATAAGCAGTAGTATGTATCACTGGGTCTGCATTGTAATATTCATCTCCACCAGCATATCGTATACCTTTTCTAAAATCTATTTCAAACAATAAATACTTAATTTTATTTTTATTGTAATCTTCTCCAGGAGATGTTTGAGTAGTATCATCTAAACTATAATTAGACTTTACTTCATTATAATATAGTTTTACACTTTTGATATTAGATTTATTAGGCACTTTACCCCATATGCTTGCATGAATAGACTGATTTACTTTACTGCTTTCTAATCTAGTTTCAAATTTTAATGGACTGCGTTGATTATCTAAATAAACTATTTCACTAAATATGTTTACTAAGCTATCTGTAGTTGTAAAAAATGTTCCAGAATCATCGTCGGGTAAAATGTCATTGTTATCATAAGGCCTTGTTCCCACCCAAAAAGCTATATTTATAGGACCTCTAGGACTGCCACCTTGTATATAAAAATCATTGCTACCACTTTGTGTTACGGGAATACTGTGCACTTCGCCCCATCCCGTATAATGTACAAATAGTATATCATCACCGTCAGCTGCGTTATTGTGTGAGGTTCCCCAAACTCCCCTATCTACTGTTATAGTATCAAGAGCTGTATTAACACCTGTAACGTGAATATACTCTCCATCTGACATTAGTAGCAAATCTCCAGTTTTAAATACACTAGCATCTGATACATTTATAGTCAAAACAGTTGTATTTCCAGGATTTCCATTTAAAGTTGCACCACTATTAGTAGTAAAGCTAGCAATTCCTAATTGGTCTATGTTCCATACTTTTACTTCATTTTCTGTTACCTCTGGTAATTCTGTATCTAATTTTTTCCAACCTATTTCTGATTGTAATATATCATATTCACTTGATGCTTTTAATACCTTAGAACCAGACGCATATAATGATTGTCCACCAAAAGCAGCAAATTGTATTTCAGTAGAACTAACACCTGTTAATGTTACCGTACTGCTTGTAAATGTATAATTTCCAACAGTAATTTCAAACTTTACAATATCTCCAATAGCAAAATCACTACTTTCATCACTACTTGTTGTTGTTGCTGATGTAGAACCTTGTATTACACTCGATTCAAGAGTAAACCCAGTATCTGTAAATAATGAACTGCTGGTATCGGCACCCATATAGTAATTTTCATTTACATATTGTAGCTTAATAGGTTTATTTGTTTCTGTAAAATCTTTAGGTGTAATTCGTACAGTTCCATCAACAGCACTATAATCTACTTCAGACCAAGTATCTCCATAAGTTATATCTGTTCTAGATGAATACCCTAGTTTATCGCTATTTAATTTAAAAGGTTTTATAACAGGTGCATTATTTGTACCTGAGTCTGTATTTACAAATAACGTTTCATTATTTTCAACTACTGCTGATATATCATCGATATCATAATCTGCATTAAAATGAAAAACTCCATTACCATATTTTACATTAGTTGCTGTATCTGCTCCTATAGAATTGTAAAAATATATATCATCTCTTTCATGCGCAGCTATCGTAGTGCTATTATAACCACGTGTAACTGTAATGTTGACAGCACTAGCAACAACTACTGCAGCAGTAATAAGCATATCTTCATTATTTATCCTAATAACATTATTAACTGAAAATTCAGGAGGTATAGGATATGCTGTTATTGTAAAATCAGTATCTGAAGATGAAGCAGTTAATGAATTATCAACATTGCTCATTTTATATCCAGTATAAGACAAACTTACAACATAGTCATTAACAGCACCCATAATCTTTAACTTACCAGGGGTTTCTATAGATAAACTATCTAAGTCTTGAAATTGATTATCTTCAATATCACGTGAATTAGTTTTGTTATTTAGTCCACCACTATAATTTGATATGTTTAATATTCCCTTTGCCACGAAGGTTTATCCTTTTTGTTTTTTTACTACTTAAATTAAACTTTCTTCTAGTAGAGTTCATAGATACACCAGTAGATGATTTTGATACGTCTTTACTTGTTACCATCTATCATCTCTCCCCATAAGGTTGTTTTACCATCATTTATTTCTACTACTTCTACTTTAAACTCACCATTGTCAAACCAATCAACAATAGCAAATGCGTGACCCCAGTTATGTAGCCTACCCTTTAACCACTTGTTATTTTCGTGTGACATATCTTTTAAACATCCCATAGACCAAGCACCAATGTTGCCATCAAACTTTGTCATAGTATGTCGTTGTATGTCGTGGGTATGTCCATACATAACATTCTCACCATACGACTCTAAA